AGGAATGTTTTGGAAGTGATATCAAGTACATGGGAAAAAGAGACAGTATGGAGATCAATAATATTTTATCTGGAATACCAGGATGGAAAAGGAACCGGTCTTCGCAGAGATATGGCTTTTACGGAACTCAAAGAGGGTTTGAAAGGGTGTCAACAATATAGAATGATACCTGTATACAAAGCCTGAAATCGTCAACAGAGGGATAAAAAATGCAAAAAATTAGAAAAATCATGAGTTTGTTCACGTGTTAACAGGATTGTTGCAAAGCTGTTGACACGAAAAACCGCAGAAATACAACATTTATAAATATATGTCAACAATGTCAACAAACTTTTTATAAAAAATAAAAATATAAAAATAAAGAGTACACGTACGCTATATGTATTACCTAACGCGCCTAATAGAGAGTACACATACGCGTGCGAGGTTGTAGATGTTGCAGGAGGTGTGAAAATGTTAGAGAAAGAGATTGAGAAAATATTGGTGACAGAAGTGAAGAAGTTAGGAGGTAAGGCATATAAGTTTGTCAGTCCCGGTAACAGCGGGGTACCGGACCGGATTGTAATATTCCCGAAAAAACCCCCGGTGTTTGTGGAATTGAAAACGGACACAGGCGTGCTTACGAACCTGCAGACTGTACAGGTGAAAAGGCTGAGAGAACTTGGCCAAACGGTGGAAGTAGTAAAGGGGATAGTCGGATTGATCAAATTTTTCGGGAAATACGGATATCCGCAAGTGAGCATTCTACTTTCCGGAAAATACAAAGGGGTGAAAACAGATGGAGTTTAAACCACACGGCTATCAGAAACACTGTATTGAAAAGATCATCGAGATAAAAAAAATCGGGTTATTTCTCGATATGGGACTGGGAAAAACGATCACAACATTAACGGCCGTGAAGGAATTGAAATATAACCGGTTTGAAGTACGGAAAGTGCTTGTGATCGCACCGAAGAAAGTGGCCGAAGGAACATGGTCCAAGGAAAAAGATAAATGGGAGCACACGCAGATGCTGAGGGTATCTCAGGTACTTGGAAGTCAGACAAAACGCATCCGTGCACTGAACACACCGGCGGACATCTACATCACCAACAGGGAGAACGTAGTGTGGTTAGTGGATTATTACCGGAACAGCTGGCCGTTTGACATGGTGGTGATCGATGAATCCAGCAGCTTTAAGAGCCATAAAGCAAAACGGTTCAAAGCACTTGCAGGTGTGGGAACAAGGATCAACCGTCTTGTAGAGCTTACGGGAACCCCATCCCCGAACGGACTTGACGACCTGTGGGCACAGATCTATCTGTTAGACGGAGGTGAACGACTCGGAAAAAGATATACGCAGTTCAGGGAACGGTATTTTGATCCGGGAGAACGCGGGAACAATGTGGTATATAACTACAAGGCAAAGCAGGGGAGCGAGGAAAGCATTCTGAAAATCATTTCCGACATCTGCATCAGCATGAAGGCAGAGGATTATCTGCAGCTTCCGGATGTGACATACCATCCAGTAACCGTTACCCTGGATACAAAAGCAAGAAAGGCATATCAGGAACTGGAGAGAAAAATGGTGCTGGCACTTCCGGAGGATGAAGAAGAAATCAGTGTGACAAGTGCAGCGGCGTTGAGCAATAAACTTCTGCAGCTTGGGAACGGTGCGATTTATGACGAGGATCGAAACGTGCATGAAATTCATAACTGCAAGATTGAGGCATTCATGGAACTGGTGGAATCTCTTCAGGGAAAACCGGCATTAGTGTTTTATAATTTCCAGCATGATAAGGAACGGGTCTTAAAGGCACTCGCAAAGACAGGGTTACGCGTAAGAGAGTTAAAGACCACACAGGATGAGGATGACTGGAATAATCGTGAAATTGATATTCTTCTGACGCACCCGGCAAGCAGTGCCTATGGGTTGAACCTGCAGCACGGAGGAAACCATGTAATCTGGTTCGGTCTCACTTGGAATTACGAACTGTATACCCAGGCAAATAAAAGACTGCACAGGCAGGGGCAGACGGAGAAGGTAATCATTCATCAGTTGGTATGTGATGGCACAAGAGACGAAGATGTAGTACAGGCGTTGGAACGAAAAGATGATGTGCAGAATTACGTGATGCAGAGTTTGAAAGCAAGGATAAAACGGATTAAGGAGGAATCAGGAAAATGAACAAATACGAAACAAAGATGGACAAGATAACAACGGAATTTGCAGAGCATATCTGTGACAATCTGTGCTGATATCCGCACATGGCAGATGGAAAGTCTTTAGAAATTATATGTTCAGAATGTAAAATTTGAAGGGAAGTGATAATTTGAGCTATGGAAGAACACGGAAGCAAGCAAAGCTGGATGAGGAAAAGACCTTTGATGATATTATAAAGCGAGGACCGTCAGAAAGTGCGAAGAGGGCATTTAAACACGATGTACGTAATGTGTACGGAGTGAAGCAATGCCTGACGAAATGGGGAGTTGACTTGAAGGGAGCGATTACCGATGGACAGAACAATACTAATTGAGTACGCAGATATGAAAGAGGAAATAAAAGATTTACGAAGAAGGATAGAGAAAGATAAAAGAGCGTTGGAAAAACTCAATAAAGAAACTGTAATAGATACAGTATCCCGTGGAAAGAAAGGAAGAAAATCACTTGGAACGGCAAGAGTTGAAGGAAAACCACGGATGACAATCGAGCTAAAGAAAAACGCATACATAAAGAAAATAGATCAATTGGAACGGTTAGAAACAGATCTGTTAGAGAAACAAACACAAGTGGAAGAATACATACAGCAAATTGAAAAAAGTGAATTGAGGATGATGCTGAGATTTTATTACATAGACGATCTTCCATGGTATAAAGTAGCTATGCAAATGAATCAAATCTTCCCACAGAGAAAAATAAAGTACACAGAAGACAATTGTAAGCAACGACATAAAAGGTATTTTGATAAATTATAAAAATGTCACTCAATGTCACGGGAAAATGTGCTAGTATGGTAAAAACGAAAAGTGTACAAACACGAAAGCGGCAGCAGACAACAATTTGTTGCGGCTTTTATTAATTTGATTTGGCAGGATAGAGTAATGGTAATTCGCTAGGCTCCTTATCTAGAAATGTTGGTTCGATTCCTTCTCCTGCAATTGAAGAGGTGATGATATGTTAAAGTCTTGTAGCTATTGCGGAAGAATTCACGATAGCAAATATGTGTGCAAACAGAAAGAACAGAAGATTAGAGAGAGACAGTCATATAGGACAGAAAAAAGTAAACAATCTCGTTCTTTCCATAACTCTAAGAAGTGGCAAGATAAAAGAGAGGATATAAAATTCAGAGATAACTATTGCTGTCAAGTATGCGCAAGAGGATTACATAACCCTAGTAGACAATATGAAACAGAGGATACATCTGTGCACCACATAGTTCCGTTGGTAGAGGACTATGAGAAGAGACTAGACGATGACAACCTAATTACATTGTGCTCTAGGCATCATGAGATGGCAGAAAAAGGCGATATAGATAGACGCGAGTTGCTACGAATTGCGAAAGAACAAGAGAAAAACTTCGATTTTCCAGTTTGCTAGGGTACCCGCCCGGGGTTCGAAATGAATTTTCAGACAATTTCACCACACCGACGCCCCATCATGATTTATAATTTATTCCCAAAATGAGAAAGGAAAGGAGGAATTTATATGGCTAGACCATCAAAGCCAGCAAGCGTAATCAAATTGGAAGGCAAATCGCATAGAACAAAAAAAGAATTACGGAACAGGGAGCAAGCGGAAAATTCTCTCCTTTCCGGAATGAAATTAAAAGAGTCGGAAGAAGTGAAAAATAATCCGAAAGCACATCAGGAATTTTTGAGAGTCAAAAAATTATTATCCGGAATCGATAAGAGCGATGACCTATACGGAAGTGTAATCAACAGGTACTGCTTAACGCTTGCGGAGTGTGCGGATTTCGAAGAGAAAAGAGAACATGCACAAGAATTGATGGATAAGTTAGAAATGCGTTCCGATGAAATGGAGTTTGTCGAGTTTCTGAAATTACAAGACGGACTTGCAAAACAGCTTATATCCTACGATAAGCAAATACAGGCAAAAAGAAAGATGCTATTTGACATTGAAAAAGAAAACGTCATGACGATCGCATCTGCTCTACGGAGCATTCCAAAAACACCAGAAAAGAAAAACAATGCATTGAAAGAGGCATTAAGTGGTTAAGGATGGAAAGGCTTACGTTTATGCCAAATGGTGTGTCGAGGAAAACGTAGGATATGCACCGATATATGTTAAAAAGCAATGTAAGAGTTGGCTACAGATAGCAGATGGGAACGATGAAGATGCTTTTGTTGATGAGAAATCCTATGAAAAGATATGTAAGTTGTTAAAACTTATGGTACATCCAGATTTGAGATGTTCGATATACGATGGATTGGAAGATTATGCATGGCTGTTTATCGTGGCAACGCTTTGCACAAAATTAAAGAATACAGAGCGGGATATAAGATTTTATACAACAGCAGTATTAGAAATCGCACGAAAGAATTTTAAAACATTCAATAGTGCGATTATTTTTATACTTTTAATGCTGACAGAACCGGACTTCTCTCGATTCTTTTCTGTAGCTCCTGATTTGGCACTTTCTTCCGAGTTGAAATTAGCGATTCGGAAAATTATAAAGGTAAGCCCAGCGTTGTATGACGAAGACGAGCCGGCATTTAAAATTTTAAGAAGTCAAATCATTTGTCTTTTGAATGACAACGAGTATACACCACTTGCATATTCAAATGACGGTATGGATGGAAAGATGGCACATGCGTTCCTGGCGGATGAATGTGGGGCGATGGACGAATATCCGATTGAGGCTATGAGATCCTCTCAAATCACATTGTTCAATAAGCTCGGGATTATCATTAGCACACAATATCCGAATGATGACAATTCCATGATAGACGAGATAGACATTGCCAAGAAAACGCTTGACGGATTACTGGATGATAGACGAACATTCGCTTTGCTTTACGAACCAAACGATGAATTAAAAATTGGTGAAGAATGGCAGACGAACGATTTATGTATCTACCAGAGTAATCCGGTAGCTTATGCACATGGATACATCTTTGATGAGATTGTTAAGAAACGTGCAATCGCTGTTCTGTATGAGAATAAGCGAGAGAATTACTTATGCAAGCACAATAACATCCTTTACAAAGGGCTTGGAGTTGAGGGATACATAGATATACAAAAAGTAAAGCTGTGTAGGATTGAGAACAACAAAGAGTTTTGGAGAGGAAAGAAAGTATGGCTTGGCTTGGACTTGTCGCAGACGGATGACAATACGGCTCTCGCAATGGTAACAATCGTTGACGGAATTGTTTATGCAAAGGTCTTTGGCTTTGTTCCGACAGATAAAGTGGAGTTCAAGAGCAAGAAAGAACACGTTGATTACAAGCGCTTGATTGCGAATGGAGATTGCTTCTCTTGTGGAAATGAAGTGATTGATTATATATTCGTTAAGAATAAGATTGTTGAGATTGAAAGTGAATACGGTGTTGAAATTCAACAGATAGGATATGACAAATGGAACGCATTAGCAACTGTGCAGCAGTTGGAAGAAGATGGTTATGAATGTGTAGAAATCAAGCAGCACAGTTCTGTATTGCATCAACCAACCAAATGGTTGAGAGAGTTGATACTGGAACGGCAATTCTGCTATATGTCAAACAGAATGTTGGAAATCAACTTTCAAAATGCAAGGTGTACGGAAGACACCAATAGAAATAAGTATGTGAACAAGAAAAAATCAGAGGGAAAAGTCGACATGGTAGTAAGCCTTATCAATGCAATGTACTTGCTACAACAATATGTGATGTATGGTTCTGATGATTTTATAGTACAGGTAGGATAGGAGGAAAATACGAATGAATTTAATTGAAGACTGGGGAGAAGTCCTGTCAGGGTACGTTCCTGACCTCCCCAAAAGTACCGGAAGACATGGCGAAATGCTGTGTCTTATTTTAATTCCATAAGGTAGGATGGGAAAATTTTGAAAAACCTCTTGACATCTTGCTATACGATTGTTATATTAAATGTGTAACCGTTAAATAAATAATTGTGTAACCAGAAAGGAGAAGCGAGATGTCACCAGCAAAAGGGAGGCCACCGTCAAAGAATCCGAAAAATATTGACACGAGGATAAGACTATCAGAGCAAGAAGCGAATATGCTGGAGTTTTGTAGTAGTAAAACCGGATTAACAAAGGCGGACATCATAAGAAGAGGTATTAAGAAAATTTATGATGAAATCGTACTTGACAAATTCAAACAATAGAAAAAAGAGATTCGCCCACCTACCAAGTTTAACGAATCTCTAATGAAAAACACAACGAAAAGGTTGTGCTATTTATAATATAACACATCCTTTTCGTGAAATCAATGAAAAGGAGAAATTTTATGTACAATTTCTATGTATTAGATGGAAAGAAACTGATCGATTACAAGCCGAAAAGAGAACACTACGCAAGAGCGTTGGAGCGAATTACAGATGCAAATGGCGGTTATGATTTAGAAAGACTCTGGCAGGAAAGACCGGATCAATTCAAACAAATATTATACCTGTCCATTAAATTTATTGAACATGTTTTTGACAATAATTCTGACTGCTCTCAACAGGAAACACAATCGTGGCTCTTCATTGTAGAATTTATCAATCAGATGGTTGCAAAAATCACACCGAGACAGTTCATGGAGATATTTCCTATTGCCAAGGACTATGATGGTGAAAAATATGGGTGTAAATATTATTTCTATACCAAAGATTATATGGCACGTTTGGGATATGATGCACCTATCGGAGAGGAAAAAGCCAGCGAGTTTTTACTGGAGTACTGGAATCCTCACATTATGGAATACGCAATTCATTGGATGGGAATCATCAATCAGATGCACCGTCTAAATGGTGGACGTGATATTTTCGTAGAATTCATGGAAGAACAAGGTATTTCTATTCCTACCTATCATAAGGAAGGAAATTATCTGGTGAATAACGAAACAGGTGAGAGATATAAAGTTCAGAAGCCAAAAAGAAGATTGAGAAAATTGTTTAGTGTAGTTTCAAATAAGTAGGAGGAATCGATCATGGGAAATAACGTACAAGTATTTAATAATAAGGAATTGGGATTACAAGTAAGAACGTTGCCAAATCCAGATGGAAGTATTTCTATTAGTGCAGAAGATACTGCAATTGGATTCGGATGGTGTAGAACTGAAAAGAGAAATGGGAAAGAGTATACATCTATCAGATGGGAAAGAATGAATGGTTTTAGCGAAGAATGTGGCTTCGCCCACAAGTGGGCGAAAGATGATTACATTCCAGAATCACTGTTTTATCGTCTTGGAATGAAGGCAAGCAACCCAGCAGCTGAAAAATTTCAAAACTGGCTTGCGCTGGATGTTATTCCGTCTATCAGAAAGACGGGCTCCTATGAAATGCCAAAGAAGAAACCTGCCCACAAAGAAAAACTCCCATCAGTAAACCAAATGGTAAAGAACATCAAAGGTGCATTGCATGACGCAGGGGTAGATTCCAAGTACATAGCAGCCGAAATTGTTCGCATTTATTCCGACAATGGGTATCCAGTAAAAGTACCATTGATTTCGGACGTTCCAGCTTTGTGGGATTGCACTACAATGGCGAAAGAACTCGGAATATTTTCAGAGAGTGGCAGACCCCATGATAAAGCCATAAGTGCAATTATTCAGAAATTGGATATCTTCACGGAAGAGATTGTAAAAACTGCTTATAGTAGAAATGGGCATGACGGTGTTACAGTGCAGTATAAGGATTCTGTATTACAGAAAGCAAAGGAATGGCTTGAAGAGAACGGTTATCCTACCATGATTGAGTATCGTCTATCGAATGGCAATATCAACAAATGCAAAGTTGTGTATCAGGAGGTGGCATAAGATGAATGAAGGTCAATGTTTCGAACAATGTATACCTAAGATAGCAGAAATTATTATAGAAGCCAGAAAAATGACAGCAAAAGAATATTATGAATGGAAAGAAGAAACTATTCGTAATATGAATGGAAAATTAACAGATTTTATGAAAAAGATATTTCTTGTTATAGAGGAGTATCTACCAGCACTTAATTAACAATACGATAATCAGAGCATCTATCAAATCGGTAGGTGCTCTGATTTTACTAAATAATAAAATATTGCATGGATAGGAGGAAACTTAAGGAAATTTTTTAAACGAAAGGAAAGAGCAGAACCGCAAAATATAATTGATGAATCGGCGATTGCAGAACCGTTGCTAAAAGCATTACTCGGAAACGATGAAATGACAAGAGAAAAAGCAATGCAGATTCCGGCACTGGCTGGAGCGGTAAATGAAATTGCGGAAACGGTCGCTAATGTGCCGATTAAGCTGTACAAGCGTGGCGCAAAACGAGTAGAAGAAGTAAAAGGGGATTGGAGAACACACCTGTTGAACGAAGATACTGGGGATACGCTCGATGCTAACATGATGAAACAGGCACTTGTGAAAGATTATTTGCTTGATGGGGATGGGAATATCTATGTGGACTGGGTTGGAATGGATATACGGTCGCTACGGTATGTTCGCTCTGATTACGTATCTTATGCACCAAACACAGATGTGATATTTAAAGAATATGCGTTGTTGGTACAGGGAAAAAGGTATTTCCCGGAACAATTCGTAAGAGTGTTGCGGAACACACGAGATGGAATGAAAGGGATTGGTATAGTTGAGGAAAACAGCAAAATTCTAAGCGTTTCTTATAATTCGCTGAAATACGAGGAAGGACTTGTAAAGACGGGTGGAAATAAGAAAGGATTTGTTAAATCTGCAAAGAATCTGACTCAAGAAGCTATGGACAAGTTGAAGGCAGCGTGGAGAAAACTGTATAGCAATAATACGGAAAATGTAATTATTCTAAACAATGGTTTAGAGTTCCAGGAAGCCTCTAATACATCCGTGGAGATGCAGTTAAATGAGAATAAGCAGACGAATGCAAAAGAAATTCGCACAATCCTGGGTGTTCCAGATAATATCGGAACTGAGCAAGGAGATAAGGCATTTATAAAATATTGCGTAAATGCTTTCCTTGGTGCTTTTATGGTAGCGTTAAACAAATCCATGCTACTAGAAGCTGAAAAAGAAGACTACTTTTTTGCAGCAGACACATACGAACTTACAAAAGGTGATGCTGACAAGCGTTTTGGTGCATATAAAGAAGCAATCGAAACTGGATGGATGCAAGTGGATGAAGTGCGTGAAAAAGAAAACATGGAACCACTTGGATTAGAATTTATCAAATTAGGACTGCAAGACGTCTTGTATGACCCAAAAACGAAAGTGGTATATACACCTAATACAAATCAGTCTAATAGGCTAGGAGGTGAGAAAGAAGGGCAAGAATTGAAATTAGAGCAGATGGAGACAGAGAAAAAGTCATCATTGACGGATATGTCAACGTTGCAGACAGAGACAGCCGACCAATCCCAGACCGAAAAGGAGGATATTTCATTGAAAGAATAGCTCCTGGGGTATTCAGGAGAGCGATCGCAAAAGCGGACGAGGTAAAGATTCTTCTAAATCACAAATGGGACAAGATGCTGGGTGGAACAAAATCTAATCTTACGCTCAGAGAAGATGCTATTGGTCTGAGAGCACACGCTGAGATTGACAATCCGGAAGTTGTGCAGAAAGCGAAAGAGAAAAGGCTTCGTGGTTGGTCATTTGGGTTTACGAATCCAACCGAGGAAAGAGCAGACCGAAACGGAATGCCAGTAAGAACGATTTCGGATTTAACACTAAAGGAAGTGTCTTTAATTGATGACACAATGAGGCCGTGGTACACATCTACTACGGTGGAAACAAGAGCCGGAGAGAATGGAGAAGAAACCTTCGAAATCCGTGCAGAAGAATTTGAAGCCGATTATATCGGTTTTGAAGATAAAAAAGAGCCGGAAACTAAACCGGACAACAGTAAACTAAAAAACATGATTAAGAAATATGGAGGAAATGTCTAAGGAAAAAGAAAAATATTAAGGTATTAAACGAAAAAAGAGCAGAACTCGTACAGGAGCTTGAATTGCTGAACGCTACGCTCGAAGCAGAAGAGAGAGCTATTACAGAAGAAGAGGAAAAAAGAGCAGATGAAATTTCTGCAGAGATTGACAGAATCGACAAAACCATCGAGATTCTGAACAAGATGGCTGAGAAGATGACTGAAAGAGCCGAGGAAGAGGAAGAGGATACAGAGGAAAGAGCAGAAGAGGAAGTGTTCGCTGATTTCCTTCGTGGAACAGTGACAGAAAATCGCGCCGCCAATCTTACTTTTGGGGATAACGGAGCAGTTGTTCCAAAAGCAATTGCGCAGAAAATCATCAAAAAAGTGTATGATATCTGCCCGGTTCTTGAGAAATCAACAAAGTACAATGTGAAAGGCACTCTTTCCATTCCGTACTATCCATTAGAGGATAAAAATGATATCACAGTTGGATATCACGAAGAATTTACAGAACTTACATCCAGTGCCGGAAAATTCGGTTCTATTGATTTGAAAGGATTCCTTGCAGGTGCTCTTACGCTTATTTCAAAATCCTTGATCAACAACAGTCAGTTTGACATTGTAAGCTTCGTGATTGACCATATGGCATACAGCATCGCTCGATGGGTAGAAGGTCAGTTACTTAATGGAACAGCTTCTAAAGTAGATGGATTAAGCAAAGTAAAAAATGTTGTTACTGCAAAGAAGAGCGATGCTATCACAGCGGACGAACTGATTGACTTGCAGTCTGCGGTAAAAGATGCATTTCAGCAGGATGCAGTATGGATTATGTCTTCTAAGACAAGAGCAGCTATCCGAAAATTGAAAGACGGAAATGGCAGATATCTCTTACAAGATGATGCAACATCTGCGTTTGGCAACATGCTTCTTGGAAAGCCCGTATACGTTTCCGACAACATGAAAGATATGACAACGAGCACAACAGCAATCTATTACGGCGATATGTCTGGGCTCGCAGTTAAAATCACAGAGGAAATGGAAGTACAGGTTCTACGCGAGAAATACGCAACACAGCACGCAGTAGGAGTCGTGGCTTGGATGGAATTTGACTCTAAAGTGGAAAACGAACAGAAGTTAGCTGCGCTTAAAATGGGGGCATAATTATGACGATTAGCGAAGCATTAAAAGAACTCATTGTTGCAATAAAAGGCAGTGGGAATGAGAAAGATATAAAAGAAGAAACAATTGCGGACGTAATTAGCTACATGGCTGAAAATTGGGATTCGATATCAGGAGGGGTAAGCCAAACAGGGATTACAGTAGATACCCTAAACGGAGCTACAGACGTGGGAAAATCTGTTATGAAGGCAGTGTCTCAGGAAGCCGCAAGAACTGCAATAGGAGCAGGAGTACAGTATACATTGCCTGCGGCAGGAAGTGCTATTGGAGGAGTTAAGAAAGCCGGTGCAGTTGCAGCAGTATCTGCACAGAACGCAGGAACAATCGGTGGGCAGTTTGCACAAGCGGAGGTACAGAAGATTGCTACGCTTGCAGATGCCAACAAAACGGCAATTAACGAAATTATTTCGAAATTGAAAGCGGCTGGAATTATGGGATAGGTGATAAATAAATGAGGTGTAATAGAATGTATTGGAGCTATTGCACCTTTTGTTGATTGTTGGAATTTAAAACCGATAAGAAAGGCGGTGGGAAATGAAAGTAAGCGAGATCACGAAAGAAACGATTCTAAATCACATTAGGGAAGATGCGGATAATTTAGAAGATGAGGATATATCTCTATTGGAAGCTATGAAAAAGGCATCTATTGAATTTTGCAAAAGTCAGACAGGTCTCACGCAAGATAAATTAGATGAGCATGAAGATTTAACAATAGCGGTGCTTACTTTAATTTCGGACATGTGGGATAATCGATCGATGACGATACAAAAAAGTAATATAAATATCGTAGTTGATGCTATTTTAGGCATGCACAGAACGAATCTAGTACCTACACCTGATTCGGAGGTGGTTTGATGGATGCTGGGGCATACACACAGAAGATAAGCATCGAAAAGCTATCGCACAACTATGACAGTATTGGAAATCCGGTAGAAGAATGGAAACCTTTTAAAAAGACTTATGCGTACATGAATGGATTGTCTGGAAAAGAATACTGGGAGGCTGCCACATTAAATGCTGAAAATACAGTTGATTTTGTGTGTAGGTGGAAGAAATTTTTTGATGAGATAGATACAAGAAACTATCGAATCGTTTGGAAAAAGAAGGTATTCAATATCAAGACAATTGACAACATACAATTTAAAAATGATATTGTAAAAATAAGGGCGGTGAATTCAGATGGCACGTAGTGGTAAACATGTGAAAGTTGATGGACTTGCAGATGCTATTTTGGATGAATTAAAAAAATATAGCGAAGAAGCAACGGAAACGCTTCACAATACAGCGAAAGAAGTTGCAAAAGATGGTGTAAAATCTTTAAAAAGCACATCACCAAGAGGAAAAGGAAGTAGAAAAGGGCATTACGCTGATAGTTGGTATGTAAAAACTGAACGTCCAAAGAAAAGTAAATCATCAAATATCATTCACAACAAAATGAAACCAGGACTTACACATTTGTTGGAGCGCGGACATCAGCTTCGACAAGGAGGGAGAGCGAAAGCAATCGTACATATTAAGCCGGTTGAAGAGTGGTGCAATGAAGAATTTGAAAAACGAATAGAGGAGAGATTGGGAAGATGATGCTAACAGAATTAGTAGAGGGTCTAAAAAATCTCGGGTTCCAAGTAGCATACAGCCATTTTGCAGAGGGTCACGTTCCGAAATGTCCGTACATCGTCTTGCAAGGTATGGGGAGTGACAACTTCTCCGCTGACGGAATTGTGTATCATGAAATAGAAGATATCGACATTGAACTGTACTGTGACAAAAAAGACCCAATTACAGAGAAAAAGATTGCTGATTTTTTGACAGCAAACAAAATTTATTACGAAAAACAAGAAACTTATATTGAATCAGAAAAAATGATTCTAGTGATTTTTGAAATATAGGAGGTATTTTAAGGAGTAAAGTAAAATTTAACATTAGCAATGTACACATTGCATTAAAACAGGGAGGTGGAGCTTATGACGCACCGTTTAAACTTCCGGGAGCTGTGTCAATTTCGCTCGAACAGCAAGGAGAATTAACACCATTCTATGCAGATGGAATAAAATACTATGTAGCTGCATCGAACGGTGGATACGAGGGTGATTTGGAAATGGCGTTGATCACTGACGAATTCCGCGAAAAAATCTTAGGAGAAGAGAAAGATAAAAATGGAATATTGATTGAAAATTCCAATGTCGAAGCAAAAGAGTTTGCGCTTGGACTACAGATTGACGGAGATACAGAACCTACACTTTTTTGGTTCTACAATTGTACGGCCACAAGACCAAATCTTGAAGCCAAGACTACATCGGATTCTAAAGAGCCTGATACAGATACTGTGACTCTTTCTTGTGCGGCATCTGCAGATGGAGCGGTTAGAGCCAAAACAACAAAAGAAAGTTATGCGAAAGTAAAAGATAAATGGTTTACAAAAGTGTATAAAAAAAATGATGAATTAGCACAGAGGTGAACAAGATGAGAAAGACACTTACAATTAGTGGGATTGAATGCAACTTCAAAAGTTCTGCAGCAATCCCAAGGATGTATCGCTTAAAATTTGGGCGGGATGTCTTTGTAGATATGCAGAAATTACAGAAACAGGTGGCATTACAAGAAAAAATAAAAAAAGAGTCTGAAAAAGATACAGAAAGCACTCTTCCGATTGATTCGCTAGAGATGTTTGAGAACATTGCATTTTTGATGCATAAGCACGGAGATCCAAACCAGCCATCGGAAATTGACGATTGGTTAGAACAGTTTGAAACGTTTAGCATTTATGAAGTTCTTCCGGACATCTTAGAAATGTGGGGATTGGAAAACAAGCAAATGTCCACAGCAAAAAAAAAGACAGAGAAATAGATAGGGAGGTCAATACCGCATTGTTCATGCTTCGGTGTGTTCAGTGTGGTATTTCTATTTCTGATTTGGAACTTCTCAGTATTGGGATGGTGAACGATATGTTTATCGAGATGAAAAACGACGAATATGAGTATCCTGTGATGGGAACTCAAGAAGACATTGATAGATTATAAGGAGGTGTTGATAGGTCAAAAAGAATAAAAGGGATAACAATTGAACTTGATGGCGATGCGACAGGGCTAGATAAAGCGTTAAAAGGCGTAGAAAGTAGTTTAAACAGCACTCAAAGAAGTTTACAAGATGTGAATAAACTTCTGAAATTAGACCCGTCTAATACCACCTTGCTAGCACAAAAGCATAATTTACTTCAAAAAGAGATTGAAGAAACAAACAATAAGTTAAAGGTTTTAAAAGAAGCAAATAAAAAAGCTGGAGAAAGCGTAAAAAATTACGATGCATGGGAAAAGGCTTATGAACCGATAAGACAGGAAATGGAAAAAACCAAAAATTCTATTTCTGAATTGAAGAAAAAAATGAAAGAATTAGAAGATGTTGGAGATATTGACACGGAGGAATATAAGAAACTTCAATCGGAGTTGAAAGAATCCAATAGCCATCTGAAAGAATTGAAAAAGCAAGCAAAAGAGACTAGTGATGAATTCGGTAATCCGATAAGTACATCGCAGTATGAAGCTCTTCAAAGAGAAATTGTTGAAACAGAGCAACATCTTAAGACATTAAAAAATACTGCCGGAAGTGGAAGCGCAGCACTTGAAGAGGTATCTGCCGTCATGGGCAAAGTAGGAAGTAAAATGAAAAGCGCAGGACAAGCCATCATGCCAGCTTCTGCGGCTATGGCTGGACTTGGTGCAGTGTCTGTCAATACGGCAAACGATTTTGAAAGTGCGATGTCGCAAGCGGCAGGAGCACTTAATATGCCGATGTCACAAATGGGCGAGCTTAGAGATTTAGCAATTAAAACAGGACAAGAGACTATTTTTTCTGCAAAAGAGTCAGGACAGGCAATTACAGAGCTTGCAAAAGGTGGATTAACAGAAGCAGACATTAAAACTGGTGCTCTGAAAGCAACAATGGACTTGGCGGCGTCTTCCGGAATGGACTTAGGAAATGCGGCAAATGTAGTCGTTCAAGCAATGGGTGCATTCGGGCTTTCGGCAGAGGAGTCGGCATTGGCGGCAAACGCTTTAGCAGGAGCAGCAGCATCATCATCTACAGATGTAGAGCCGTTGACGCAAGGGCTGGCGCAAGTGTCCGCACAAGCATATAACGCAGGATGGAGCATGCAAGAGACAACTGCTGTGTTGGGAAAGTTTGCGGATGCCGGAATTGTTGGAAGTGATGCAGGAACATCTTTAAAAACAATGTTGCAGAAACTGGCGGCACCGACAGACAAAGCAGCTGAAATGATAACCAATCTAGGAATCCAAACACGAGATTCGAGCGAAAATCTTCTTGGTGCATCTGACATGGCTCAAGAACTGCAAAACAAGCTTGGTAGTTTATCATCTGCACAAAGAGATGCCGCGTTGCAGACAATTTTTGGATCCGACGCAACGAGAGCAGCAACTGTACTAATGAATAGCGGTTCGGAAGGACTAGCGTCTTATATAAAAGCTACAAACGACCAAGAAGCGGCGCAAAGACTCGCCAACTCGCAGATGGGAGAAGGGTCTCTAGCAATCGAAGAAATGAAAGGTTCTCTGGAAACCGCAGCGATTACAATTGGTAGCAAATTAGCACCGGTGATTACGAAAGTAGCAGAATTTATCACCGATTTAGTAAACAAATTTTCGGCTCTTCCAGAGGGGGTACAGACTGCTATTGTTGTTATAGGTGCAATTATTGCAGTGCTAGGTCCATTGTTAATGATAATCGGACAAGTGGCAATGGGAATTTCGTCTATATCGCTAGCTTTTTCTAAAATGAGTGCATTAGGTGGACTGATTAGCAAGCTTGTCACTACGGTAAGTAAAATGCTAAAAGGATTGTTCGTTGTAATACAAGGGCATCCGGTCATTGCGATTATAACTGCTATTGTTGCAGCTATAATTCTCTTATACACAAAATGTGAATGGTTTAGGGATGCTGTGCACAGTGTCATTTCTGCAATCTGCTCATTTTTTACAGAGACGATTCCAAAAGCATGGGATAGTCTGGTCGAAAAGTTTCAAGCAATACCAGAATGGTGGGCTGGAATCTGGCAGCAGGTAAAAGACTTTTTTATACAAACATGGCAGACCATTATGGAGAATCCTATTGTTGTTGCAATCGTTTCTACGATACAGGCACTATTTCGAAATATGGTGACAACAATACAGGGAATCTGGTCTGGACTTGTTTCTATTGCATCTGGAGCTTGGGAATTATTAAAAAATACAATTCTGGGTCCGGTTTTATTACTGATAGACTTAGTCACTGGGAATTTTGAGCAGCTAAAGCTAGACGCACAAAATATCTGGAACAATATTAAGGAGGCTGCAAACCAGATATGGTCTGGAATTAAAGAGGTAGTAGCATCTTTAGTGGATGGGTTGGTAACAAGGGCTCAAATTTTGCTACAGGGCTTTCGGGATGTAATAAGCCAAATTTGGAACAACATTAAACAAACAGCATCACAAGTGTGGGAGAGCATAAAGAGCTTTGTTGTAAACACAGCAAATAATCTAAAAGAATCCGCAATAAATACTTTTAAGAATCTGGTATCTGGAATCAAAAATATCTTAAGCAACTTGGGGGAAGTTGTAAAAAACGGCTTCCAGTCTGCAATAGACTTTATAACATCCTTGCCAGGAAAAGCATTGGAATGGGGGAAAGATTTTATACAAGGATTGATCGATGGAATTAAGTCGATGATATCTAAAGTCACAGATGCAGTAGAAGGCGTGGCAAAAAAAATTCGCTCATTTTTGCATTTTTCAAGACCAGATGAAGGACCGCTCAGGGAGTACGAAACATGGATGCCGGATATGATGAATGGTTTGGCGAAAGGAATATATAGCAATATGCCTGTGTTGGAAAAAGCAGTGAGCGCAGTATCGAAGACGATGAGTGGAGATTTAAGTAGAGGTTTATCTATGAATCCTCAAATTGCTTATGCAGCCAATCAATCTGTAAATGTAAACAACGATGTGACGGTGATGGTGGGGAATGAGCAATTTAAAGGGTATATTGTAAAGACCGCATCAAATGGCATTTCAAATATGCAAAAAAGATATACATCGGCAAGAGGAGGAAAATATGTTTGATATTGAGTATGGAGGAATTGCAGCTGATTCACTTGAAGTTAAGATTTCAGAACGTCCGCATATTCCGACACCAAAAAAAAGATACAAATCAATTTCTATTCCGGGGAGAAGTGGAGATTTGATTGAGGCAGATGGAGAATATGAAGATATCGAAATTCCTATCAAAATGAATTTTATAGCAGATCCAGAAGAAGGGGGAATGAAATACCGTAAGATAAAAAAATGGTTACTCAGTGGTGCGAATGTGCTTGTGTTTTCAGACGATGCAAGTGTTTTCTTTAAAGTTAAAAATGTATCTATTGATGATATAGGAAGAGTTGCGAAAGTGGGGTGGACATTTAAAGCATTATTTTTATGTGATCCGTATACATATCTTTTGGATGGAATACGAGAATATAATGTAGAAGAACTAATATATAATCCTTATGAGGTGGCTCATCCAATATATAAAATTGCCGGAGAGGGCACTTGTAGCATAACCGTAAATGGAAAAGTAATAACTGTAAATGTCGGGCAGAATATGACGATTGATACGGATAGAATGTTAGCGTATCGTGAAGATGGAACGCTAATAAACACATCCATTACAGGGGAATATGAAGATATGTACTTGGTAGAAGGAGAAAATATAATCCGTGCGTCAAAAGGTTTTAAGATAACGGTGATTCCGAACTGGAGGTGTTTATAATGATACAATTATACAAAGCGGAAAATAAGAGTTTTGAATGTAATGGAGATATGACTCTGATACCCTCGAAAGCAACTGTTCACGTTGTGATGAATGGTGCGTGGGAAACTGAAATTGAACATCCGATTGACAAAGAAGAACGTTGGAGATATATAAAGGAAAATGCAGTTGTAAAGATGCCTTCTTTTAATGGTGAACAGCTTTTTCGGATAAAGAAGAAACGCAAGTCGGATTCGGGAGTTGCTGCAACTCTTGAACCGATTTTTTTTGATGCGAAGGATGATTGCTTTTTGACAGACATAAGACCGACGAAAAAGAATGGACAACAGGCTTTGGATATTATGACATCACCGAATAACAAATATACAGGAAAGTCAAATATAACAATACTATCAACGGCGTATTATGAGTACATGAATCTGATTGAGGCGATTAATGGGAATCAAGACAATAGTTTTGTAAATCGTTGGGGAGGAGAAATCTTATTTGATAATTTTACAGTAGTTATTAATGATCGGATAGGAATAGATAACGGAGTAGAACTTAGATATGGAAAGAATATTTCTGTTGATGGTTTATCTGAGGAGATTGATGTAAATGCTGTTGCAACACGTATCTATCCCAAAGCGTTTAATGGACATAAATTGTCAGGAACAGGATATATAGATAGTGATCTGATAGGGAAGTACCCCGTTGTAAAAAGCGTAACGATGTCATTCGAGGATGTAAAAATGATTTCTGACATTCAGGGAGAAAATGATACAGAAGGGATTATTATTTGCAATAATCAAGAAGAATTAGATGATGCATTGATAAAAAAATGCAAAGAACAATTCGATTCCGGATTGGACAAGCCAGTAGTTACAATTGAAGCTGACATGATTTTATTAAAAAATACAGAGCAGTACAAAGACTATGTGATATTGGAAGATGTGAGCCTAGGAGATACAATACATTGCAGGAATAGCAATCTTGAAATCGTAACAGATGCAAGGGTAATTGAACTGGAATATGATTCAATTAGACAGAAGGTAACATCTGTTGTGTTAGGAAGTTTCCAGTATAACTATTTTAATGATGTTTCCGGTATGATTAATCGTGTAGAAGGTGCTATTCGTGGAGATGGAACGGTAGTGGCCACACAAGTACAAGGGATATTGGATGCAGTTAAAACACAGATGCGAGCGCAATCGACAATTGCAAAAAAGCAAAATGTAAGGGCGATGTTATTTGAAGACTTAGATCCTGATTCCGAGACGTTTGGAGCGATGTGCTTAGGAACAATGGGATTCCAAATTGCCAGAGAAAGAACGGCAGATGGAAGAGATTGGAATTGGACTACGTTTGGAACTGGGAAAGGATTTTTTGCAGATTATATAGTGGCGGGAACGATGCTAGCAGACAGAATCTACGGTGGCACACTTACCCTCGGCGGATATAATAATCAGAATGGGAGGATGACTATTCAGGATGCGTCTGGAAATGAAATTGGCAGATGGGATAGTAAAGGGTTTAGTGCAAGCGGAAGATTTGAGAGTAAAAACACATCGGATGGAAGCTCTGTCATTGTAGAAAACGGTTATATATATATCAAAAACAAAGCGGGAAAAGTAACGGGTGCAATTTCGTACATCAATGGTGGAATTACGATAGATGTGTTAGTAGGCAGTAACCCACCTAGATTAACTCTTTCGGAGAATGGGAATATTATGTTGGTTAATGACAATGGCAAAGGTTCTTGTTCAATCGGTGGTGGAGAATTTTTGTCGTTAAGTGCTGATAATATTTCTATCAGCGGGGGAAAAACAGGAACAGCAGAATTCAGTGATGGAAGTTATCTGCAGTTCAAAAGTGGAATCCTTGTTGGGGGGAGAACAGCATCAGGCAGTACTTTTTAGAGAGGGAGAGATGAATGTCAGTAATAGAAACAGCAGTAAATTGGGCTATTGGAATTGCAAATGACAATAGTCACGGATATGATCAGGGCAGTCGAGATGGGCCTAACTACGACTGCTCTTCTTTGTTGTCGTGGGCATATCATAATGCGGGATTAAATACTAGACCGGGATATACACCGGCAACAGGAACTATGTACAGTGTATTTACAAAAGCAGGATTCATAGACGTGACAAGTCAGGTGAATCGTTCAAATGGAAGCGGAATGCAGCGAGGAGACATTTTGCTGAAGCCAGGAAATCATACAGCAATGC